CCCATCTGAGATGGGCGTTACTCCGTAGGGGCGGTGTACGTCTTCTCTTAGTTGGGTCGGATCCTCTTCAAACCAAAATCATGCAACAATTACAACTAGCCCTTTTCCAGAAGGTTATATCCTTCCTGGACAGGTACTACTTGAAAGTTGGTGCTGATCTTGGACTTATCCGAGAATGGGTTTCACTAGTGGATAAGAGGTTGACCACCAGAGGTCCCGTTGACACTGTAGCTTGGATTAAATTAATCCGCTTAGCCTCAACGAGGTATCTCTGTGGGTCGCCCTTATCACCTAGTGAATGCCCTGGGGTGGAACTTGACGACAGCGGTTTACCGAAACTTGCTGTCGCCCAGCTCCTCCGTGACCGTCAACCGAACCATGTACGGTTAGGCTTAACGTTACTGAACGTAAGCCGCATCGTAAAAGGAACGAAACCCGCTGATCTCAGTACGATCACAGAGCCAGGGAAGGATTTTGACTCCAGTATAGGAGCTTCCTTCGCTGCCACTGTTGATCGGCTGGGTTGGCGGATTCCGCGTCCCGCATGGGAAGGTTGGCATGTCACTACCAAGGCAGGCCCGAATGCTCAAGCTCTATTGGGTGCAATCGAGGACATTTCCCTACTCACCGAGGACCATATCCGGGATATTGGTATCCTAGGTGGTGAGGAAATCGTCCGGGCGATTGGTACCCTCCAGCTCTTTAGCCCCCTTGCCTGGTTGAGCAAGTTTAGTTTATCTCCAAAGGGTCGGAGATCTAAGCTTGCTCGAATCAGGGACAAGGAAACTAAGTGCAGGATTGTTGGAATCCTTGATTATCCGACACAGTCAGCTCTTTACCCTTTACATAACGCCCTTATGGGTCTTTTGAAAAGGCTGAAGCCTGATTGTACGTTTAATCAGGGTTCCTTTAGAGCCACACTACCTCTGAAGGGACCGTATTACTCATATGATCTTTCAGCCGCGACCGACCGGTTTCCATGCAAGCTGCAGGAAATCGTTCTATCAAGACTAATTGATCCTGAGTATGCGGCGGCATGGTTGAGAGCAACAACAGACCGAGACTTTGCGGTCACATGGACTCGCCCCGCAGGTAACATCCGTTACTCTGTTGGGCAACCCATGGGAGCGTATAGTTCTTGGGCTCTGTTTGCTGTTTCTCACCATGTTGCTGTGCGACTCGCAGCTGAAAGAGCTGGTTATCCAAACTTTCAGGCCTACGCCTTATTAGGTGATGACATTGTCCTCACTAATGAAGCGGTGGCACGCGAGTATCGCACACTCCTTTCAGAGATAGGTGTAAGCATTTCCGACACAAAGTCACATGTATCTAATGATACATATGAGTTTGCTAAGAGATGGATACACCGTGGAACTGAGGTATCCCCGGCCCCTCTAGGTTCTCTGTTCGAAGCAATGCGCCTCGATAAGAAATGGAGTAACGGTTTTTCTCACCCTGAGAAAGGCGTTATTTTCATATCTTATTACGAGGTAGCCACTTGGTTCAGAGAGCTAGAGTCCCGGTGGGTACCGCGATCCTACACTACGGTAACCCGGGGCTTGGTGGCTTCACTCTTAAAACTTTTCTGTCCATCGACTGCGTATGCGGATCGATTGGCAGAGAAAGCTTTTAAGTTCTTCTTACTACCTTCACGCGAAGATAGTAAGAACCTAAGGCGTGAGAAAGCAAGAAAATTGCTTTCTCTCATCTCAGGCAATATCTTTTCTTGCAACCTCGCTGGGCCTTACCGTGGGACATTCCCGTCTGTAGTCGACCGCGAAGGTGATCATGTTAAGTTCCCCGAACTTAATATGGCTCCCGAGCGCCGATTAGAGGCGGATGAATGGCTCATGATCTGGCTCAACGAATGCAAGGCAAGGGTATTGGAAGAGGCCATCAAGAAGCAATTAGCGTCCTTACAGAGGTTTCAATTAGAACTCAGTAAGTACGCTGACTTGCTTCCTGAAGGGTTGGATGCCCAATCGACACTACTTTCCTTGCCTCCTCTTGCTGTAATTGTGAGATCGATCTCACAGTTGCAACAAGAGTTTGATAAGGCGCATAAGGTTCGTGATTCAACCGATCCCCAACATTGGTTAGAGTTGGAGGTGAGGTTGTTTCTCGATCCCTTTGCGACTTTATCGACAAGGAAAAGTAAGACCATTGCATCTAGCAAGGCAACTGTCCTTAACCATGTTACGGCGATGCTTTGAGGTATCGACCGAGTGCGTGCTCTTGCAGTCTCAAACATAGACCTGAAAAGTCTTATGAATGATATGCAAAATCACGTAGTCGTTCCTACCCGAGGCGATCGACGTAAACAGCGTTCTAGCAGGTCCTGTTCGAGGCGGTCCACTTCTTAAAAAAGAGAAGAAATGTTTAACATTTCTTCGAAGTGGCTACCCGGTTCAGGGTCCTGTGATGAACTAGGGTAAGGGTTGCAGTCCGTTCACCGCTCCTTCTTAGGGGTTAGCCTTTGTGGCGTCCCTAAGCGGGTTGGCGTTGGGAGGAGCTTTCTAGATGTAAACCTTGCGGTAGTGACGATTGTCACCACTAGTCGCGGCAAGCTTCGAGCCCTCCATTCGGAGAGAGTCGAAGATTGGCTCAACCTACAAGGTGGCCTCCGTCTCTCATAAGCCTAGGGCTCTACTCTGGTTACTCCCGTGAGGGAAAGTGCCGGAATAGATGATACCCGAAGCTCCACAGTGTCCCACTTAGCTTCTGCGGGTCAGACGCTTCGCGTTCAGCACCCCTGTTCCTCTCCTCACCGTGTTGGCAAGGTAGTGGCTTACCAGCGGTG